GTTCTTTGGTTATGCCTGATAGTACACCCCGTTTTCGTGAGCGTAAGATTAGTTACCCCAGTTTAGGGGGAACCGAAATTACCCTTGGCGTGATTAACAGTTACGTCAACGGCAGCCTGGTGTCAAGTAATACTAAAAAGACATCAGTCGCTGCGAGCCTTGGTACTGAACGATGCTGGGATCGGATTAACCACCCGGTTAATCGTAAATCCCGCATTTTCCGTGCCAATGGTCCGCTCACTCTACTAAAGGTGGACTGTAATACACGTGCATCTTCGCCGCTGATAATAGGTTCTAATGTCGGAAAGCCAGGTATTACTTTTGGCAATCGGACAGAGTACCGGGGCGTTCTTGCTTGCCCCTTGATGACCTTCGACCCCGATGCGGTCCATTATTTGGACGCCGGTGGCCTCGATCGTTTCAACAACCCTTTAATGGCGCAGATCACTTCAGGCATGGAGTCTACGGCTTGGGGAAAACTCAAGCCGAAGTTAGAGAGGGCTACGGCGTTCGGTGCGACTTATGAGTTGCGCGAAATGCCGGCGCTCCTTCGCGCGACTGGTATTGACTTGGCCAGTTATTGGTCAGCGATTTCCAGTCGTAGCAAAAGGATCCGTATGACGCCGCATGAAGCGGCCGACGAGTTCCTCTCCGTCCAGTTTGGATGGCTTCCCTTCGTGCGAGATGTTGTCAAAATGCTAGACAGCATTCTCCATTACCGGCAGTATGTCCAGGATTTAACTTCTGGAAACAACCGTTGGCTTCGAAGGAGTAAGACTCTTGAGGAGACGACTGCCTTAAACTTTGCTGGGCGACTCTACGTCCACGGGTTGAGACCCGCAGGCGAGGATATCAATCAGCTTTGTGTACAGCAGTGGGATCCAAACGTCGGTTCGTACTATGGTAACATGGAAGTCTTTCACGAGATCTCTGATCGCGTGTGGGCTGTCGGTTACTTCAAGTACTACCGTCCGGAGCTCGATCTTGGCAATCCAGAATTTTATTCTCTGGTAAACACCGTGCGTAGGAGAATCCTACTGCATGGGGCCCGGATCAATCCGTCTCATCTCTACCAAATTTTGCCCTGGTCATGGCTGATCGACTGGTTTGCGAATCTGGGTTCTCTTATCGAGAACCTCGACGCGCAGGCCAACGATTCGGTCGTGAGCAGAGACTTGTGCATAATGCGGGAGAAGACGACGAAAGTGAATTCTATTCACTCAGTCTACTTCTACTCCGGCACCGTGCAATTTACTACTACACGGACGATTGTCTCTAAGATGAGACATGTCGCAAGTAGTCCTTACGGTTTTGTTCTGGGTGGGGATCTTACCCCATCCCAGTGGTCCATACTCGGCGCTCTAGGTCTCTCGCGTAGCGTCAGCTTTGCGAAAGTAAATTGACCTGAGTTCTGGGTAATCGCAGGAGTCTTCACCACCGTCACAGCTTTGTCAACTGGGCGGGTGGCTTCTGATTACTACGACAACTAACTCTGGAGGACAACTCATGTTTGCCGATCCAATTCCAAACATCACCTACAACAGTGTTGCGCAAACCCTAAACCGCATCTCGAACGTTGGGCAGAAATCAATCTACCAAACGGTCGACGGCTCACTGGTCTTGACGATTTCTCACCAAAAATCTGGAGCTGGGAAGCTCCGGTCGGTGATGCGTCTTGACCGACATGTCGATGTAAACGCGGACCTCGTCCTTGAGACGGAGTCGGTTTACATAGTTCGGGAACGTCCCTTATCGGGCTTCACCGAAACTGATGCGATTAATGCGATCACGTGCCTTTGTAACGCACTGACCGCGGGTACGAACGCTGGTATCAAGAAGCTGAACGCTCAGGAGTCGTAGTGACTCCCTAGTCCAGCTGTCAGGAGGTGACTTATGACATGGAAGAGATTCCTTAGTCAACTAGCTATGGTACTCGCAGCCGTTGCAGTGGAGCGTCTAGTGATAGACTCTCCCTTAACTCCGGCGGAGCCCATGGTTAAACCGACCCGCCATGAGGCGGAACCGGAACCTAGTAGGCTTGGCTCACCAGACCTGCGCGAGTTTATTTCATCTCGCCTTGGTCGGGGTGTTCCTGGAATGTAAGTAATCGGCAGCGTGAGCTTGACCGGGGTTCCACCTATATAGGAGGCCTCCGTGAAAAGCAACGCAAGTGTTTACCTAGAGTTGCTGACGGCGATCTACAACGACGCTGTCAGACAGTGCCCTGCTGGTGTCTCCGATTTACGTGACCTAAGAACTATACGGTCACGGGTCGAATGCGAAGGGATCTCGTTTTTAACAATAACCCTTCCCGACTTCTGCAAAGGAGTTGAAGCTGCCCTTGAGAAAGGCGGATTTGATTCGTCCTGGAAGCGAAGCTATTTTAGACGCTTCAAATTCAGGAAAGGAGGCCCCGTGTTTTTGCGGGGGTTCCTTAATCAGATATTCGACCATGGAGCTGGAGGAGAAGATGACACCTTTCAAATTTCAGGCGAAGCTTCTACCAGCGCTATTGAAGGTATCAGGCAAATTTGTCTGGCTTTCAAGAAGCTGGAGCTCGACTGCACCCCCGAAAGGGAACAGCGAGCAGCAGACGCCTTTGTCACTGTTGAGCAAGCTTTTAGCGAATTTTCGCCATCCGAATCAGACCTCGCGATATTTACTGCGGTGTCTGATGTGTTGTGGCCTAATGTTCTGCGCGATTTTACTCGCGCTGAGCTACAGCCTCGACACGGACCCGGGGCAACCGAGGAACATATTTCCGGAAATCGGAAGTATAGAATCGGTCGCTGGCATGATCGCCTCGATAATTTCTTCCCTTTGTTTGATTGGGCCTTCGTTACGTCGGCCTGGTCGAGCAAAGAGATCGAGGAAGTCACGATCGTTCCGGAGGACGAAGAGCGGCCCGTCAGGGTCACGTTCGTCCCTAAAACGCTGAAAGCACCTCGAGTCATTGCGATAGAGCCCTTGTGCATGCAATACGCACAGCAGGGGATTCGAGACCATCTTTACAAGGTCATCGAGTCACACTGGATCACTGGAGGTCACATTAATTTTAGTGACCAATCCAGGAACCAGAGCTTAGCGATGGCTTCCTCTGTCGACGGTCGGTTAGCAACGATCGACCTCTCTGATGCAAGCGATCGTGTTCCGCATGATCTTGCTATGGGAATGTTTCGCTTGGTGCCGGACTTGTCTGGCGCCATTGAGGCATGTCGTTCACGGTCGGCGCGACTTCCTGATGGAAGGATTATTCCTTCTCTAAAGAAGTTTGCGTCGATGGGTTCTGCTCTGTGTTTTCCAGTTGAGGCGATGTATTTCTACACGATATGTGTAGTAGCCTTGCTGGAATTTCACTATCTTCCAGTATCTTTCCGCAACATCTTCGCGGTGTCGCGAGAGATATACGTCTATGGGGATGATATTTTGGTCCCCTCGACTACAGCAGAATTCGTTCTGGATAAGCTGCGTAAATACAACTGCAGCGTAAATCAAAACAAAAGTTTCTGGAAGGGAAAGTTCCGGGAATCATGTGGCGAGGAAGTCTATAACGGACATCGGGTTACACCCGTATACGTTCGTAAAACTATCCCTAGGACGAAGCGCGACTACGCCAGCCTTGTGTCTTGGTCAGCAACGGGTAACCTTCTTTTTAAGAAAGGTTATTTCACCGCTGCTGAGTTCTTGCACAAAACATGCGAGGGCATTCTCGGAATTTATCCCGAGGTATCCGAGCGCTCGGCCGGTTTAGGGCGTATCTATAGACTTCGTACCATTAGACCTCGGAAGAGGTTTAATCGGAAGATCCAGCGCCTTGAGATATTGGCGTGGACCGTGAAGCCAGTGTATCGTCGAGATCCACTGGATGGGTATGCCGCGCTCTCTAAGTCACTCCTCTCTTTGGGGGCTTCACAGCCCTCATCTGATTGGTGTAACCTAGAGTCGTTTTCCAGAGGAGTTTTTACTTTTCCTAAGGATAAGCGACATTTGGAGCGATCAGC